TGAAGTTAAGCGGAACCGTTGCCCTCAATGATCTAGACATGATTGATGCATATCTCATTCTTGATTGGGCTTTGGTCTTGTGAATGTTGTCTTCACCATCTCCAGAATCATCATATTTCATTTGACCATCGGTTTTCATTGTCCCATCAACAAAGAACTGAACACTATCAAAATTCATCGAATCATTAAAAGAGTAGTTGGCAATGCCTTCACTACCAAAATGTGATTGACCAGAGAAAACTTTGTTTGCGTAACTCAGTTCTTGACCAGGAACTTTAAAACCTTGAGCTAAACTATGAACGTTAAAATATTTGGCACTGTCACTATACATGCCTTTTGCCATTTGGTCAAGTATATTTTGATCTTTCTCAAACCTCATGTTGTATATGTTGAAGTCCTCATTCTCGTCAACAACATCACTCTGTCTGAAGAACTCAATTACATTGGTCTTTGCATTAGAAGCAATAGTATCAATACTTTCAAACCTATATCCATCAGCAGTCTCATAAAATGTAAATCCAACTCTAGATGTTCCAGATCCATCATCACTACCAGTTCCAGATGCAGATCTCTTTGCTAACCAATACAGAGCTTTATAAGGTGTCCAGTGATTACCATAGAACCCATAAGAGTTTGCAGTATCTTCAATATATACAGGTCTAGATGTTCCAAGAGTATTCAAAATACTTGAAACGTGTGTACTGATTGGGGCTTTTGGATCAAATCTCTGTGTGAGTTTGTTTGAGTAGTTCTTATAGGCGTCTGGATTAGTTGCAAGAATAGTATAAAGAGTAGAAGTAGAACTACTGTCGTTCTGTTGTGTTGATGATACAGAAAGATCATCAAAAGACAAAGTTCCAGTTGGGTGTGCAATCTCAAAGGACATTGTTTCAGTACCTTTGAACTTTCTAGATGCAAGAATTTGATCCGTACCCGCAAGAACAGCAGTGACGTTTATGTTTGGTTGGAAGATACTTTCATAATAATCAAAGTTCAAGATCGCATTGATCTCTCCACCAACGTCAGCTGGATTGCCCTCCAGATCTGTAAGTCTAAAAGTATTGAAACGAATATCCTTGATGTATGACATTAGGCGTTGGCTGGTTTAGGACCTGTGAGAACAATGACGATCTGAGTGTCTCCAGATGTATCTATATTTAATGACTGGAAACTCTCCTGACCTTCGAATTTCAAGTTAGGGTCAAGTTTGAAACCAGGATAGATTTCTCCAGGTTGTTCAACACGACCCTTCTCAATATCATCCATGGTTTTCTGCATAAAGATACCATAGGCATCTGGAGAGATCTTGTCTCTAATAAACAATTCATCCAACAAATCTTTAACAGGAAGACCCTGTTTTGTCTTCATAAAGTTGTAGATAAATCCCATGGTCTTTGTACCAATCAATCCCTGAGGATTTTCTCTTACAATGTTTCCTTGGTTATCAAGAGTTGGAAGACCAACAGCCCTGAGAATATCTCTAATAAAGTTTACATTGACAGGTAAATTATCTGGATCATATGCAGGTTTTCCACCAATCGTTACTGACTTACCAACTCTACCAATACCCTCAAGATAATCAACAAAATTGTTTCTAACAGTTGGGTTGTTCAATCCAAGGAAATCACCAAGAGTACCAGGGGCAACTTTAAGATCTTTACCAATAACACGAAGAGATGGAATAAAGTTGGTGAGTGTTTTGGAAGCCGCAGTGTAATCAGAAACGGCCTCCATTGGGATTTTACGGGCCAATCCCGCAAGACCACCAGTTCCTCTTACTGGAGGGGGTTCATTCTCAGCTGCGGCGATGTCCGCCTCAGCGGCAGCACGTGCTGCTGGATCATTAGGATCTACACCAAGAGCCGCAAGGTCTGGATCGAGTTCCGCTTGTTGTGCCTGACGAATTATCTCTTCGCCTTCTTTTGCTTCTTGCTCTTCTTTCCTTCTTCTTCTTTCTGCCTCTTGTTGTTGGCGTCTTAATACTGTTTCCCTGTATCGGTTTGATCTTTCCTCTTTTCTTTTAGCATTACGGGTTGCTGCTCTCTCTTGAGCAATACGTCTTCTAAGTCTATCAGTTCTAACCTGAACAATTCTACTTCGAACTCTATTCAAATTAGTTACTTGTGGTTTAGTTCCACCAGTAGGACGTTGACCAAACTTACCACCCCTCTCTCTTACAGGCGCTCTACCACCTGGTACAACATCCAAAAGAGCTTGGCTAATGATCAAAATAGATGCACCAGGATTAGACCTGATCGCCTCTCTTTGGTCATTGATTTGTTTTGGACTAACAACCTTTACACTTCCATTTTTGTCAACAGAGACTAAAAATCCATCTGGAGTTTGATAAATTTGACCTTTACCAGTCTTTTCTCTCTCTTCCTGCAAGACCTGTACAACGTCTTGAACATAAATTGGAGTAACTCCAGGATCAGAAGGAACTGGAATTGCTTGACCAGGCCTGTTTGGGTCTGGAATAAGAACTGGGGGTGGTACATATGGTTCTACTATTCCCAGTTCCTCTTCCATTTCCCTGAGAATTTCTGAAGCTTCCTGAATTTTTCCAGCTTCAACCAGTTCGTTGGCTTTCTTTAACTTCTCCTCTCTTTTCTTTCTTGCAGCGACTTCTTCGGGAGTTTCTACTTCTTGTTCACGTCTTTCCTCTGTCTCTGGTACTGGTACTTCAGATGGAACTGGTGTTGGAGCAGGAGGTCTTGGTCTACCGCCACCCGAAGGAATACCACCAGGCAATCCACCCAGACCAGGAAAACCACCACCCGACTCTGGGCCACGTTGAGGTCTACCAAAGACAGAACCAGCAACCCCAGCCATTCCAGGAATGATTGGAATAACTCTCTTCAGTCTACGATCTAATAACTTAATTCTATCAAGATCTTGTTTAAAGGTATTATTATTTCTCTTCAGTAGATCAACAATACCCTTAGTTAAAGATGTGGTTATTCTAAGTCTATTACGAATGACATTCAAGTCAGTGTTATTTGCACCACCCAATTGTTGAATGGCACGTTCTCTATCATTTGGATCTAGGTCGCGGAATGGATTAAAAGCCATGTCTTATGCAACCCCCATATAGTTTTCATAAAGTCCACCACCACCAGGATCACGATCTGGAATTTCCGTAGATTGAGCAACTCCACCACCTTGACCACGGAGAGCAACGGCAACTCTTCGGTCAAGAATGGTTACATTTGAGCTCTTAGGACCAATACCACCACCCATAGCAATCTGACTTGACATTGGGGTAAATGAGGCGGATGATTGTTCCCCACCATTTCCAGCTGGAGGTTCTACAGGACCATTACTACCACCACCCCTCATTGCCTTCTGTCTGGCCTTGTCAAGAAGTGGTCCTAATCTATCTGGTCCAAGATCTTTACTCGCACGGTTTCCACCATATCCAACATACAAACTCTCACCAGCTTTAATGTTTCTACTTGGAACAGGACCACCCAGACCAGGATCATAACGAGAATATTCACCCTGTTTCATATCATAAGGAACACCAACAGATGCAAACTCAGCAGCAAGTTCTAAGAGAGCTTCATCTCTACTAATCTTCTTAGAACCAGCAAGTATTGTCCAATCTTAGGTCTCTTTTTAGTTACGACATACTCTCTAAACTTGTCTTGATTGGCCTCATTGAAAACATCAGTTCTCTTGATGTTCATACCACTCACAAAACCTTTCATCGTGTCTGGAGTGATTTGATATTTACCAACTGCAAATAATTGACCTGCATCTTGGGCATCCATGATGTCACCAAAGGTCATTTCAGAAATTGGACTTGGTGGAGTATATCCAGCCTGACTTCCAGCAGTTCCAGTGTTATATGAGTTGATACCACCTTCACCACCAGAAATGGCACTGAATAAGTCATCAGCACCTTTTGCAGTTGGTGTTGTATTTGGATCCCCACCACCCATGAACTTCTCAAGGGCTTTGACAACAAATGCAGCAGTTTCAATACCCAGTCCCATCAGGGCTGCGTTTCCTAAGTTGCGAAGTCCACCACCAACTCTTGCAGCAGATCTTCTAAGTGGTTTGAAGAAATCTCTTGCAGTGGCTCTTCTTCTTGTAGCTCTTCTTTGTGATCTGTATTTTCCTCTTTGTGCAAGGAGTTCCTCACGATCCTTGATCATCTCATCACGATATTTCTTCTCCAAAGCAGCACTATCGGCCATTGCCCTCGTGATTGCTGCAATATTCCCATTGATACGATCAATCTCTTCTACAATACCAGCTACAGTACGACTAACCGCAGATCTTGGTGCCTCAATAATTTGAGGAATAACAGTTTGTTGTGGAACAATATCACTGGTAGGTGTCTGAACCAATGGTTCAGGCAACATGATGTTAGGAGCATCATCAGCAGGATCTTGATAATAATTTGGACCACCACCACCGATAAACTCTAGGGCTCTCTGTCTTCTCTCTTCTTCTACAATGTCTAATAGTTGATCACCCTGAGGTTCTGGTTGACCAAACAGTTTATTAGCTATACTTTTCTTGGCGCCTTCCTTGACGCCAAGTTTCAAGATATTATTAAATAACGCTCCTAATCCTACTGCCATTAACCGAGACCGTGTTCTTGTTGTTGTTTGAGTTTCTCAGCTTCAAGATAGTTTCTAAGAAGAGATACATAGATGTCTCTCTCCCACGGCATCATGTTTTCAATTTCCGTCAAAGAGTATTTATGGTACTGCATCAACGAAAAATTAAGTTCGTAGTATGACTCAGCACTCATCTGAGCCATACTTAGGCGAAAAAACTTGACAGTCCCTCTAACGTCACTTCATTATCAACACCCGTGTTTGGATTTTTCACAACAACAGTGTGTGAAAGTTTGGGCATAGTATCAAAGAACTTTTCAATCTCTCTAAATTGAGAAGAGTTGAACTGTTCGATGAATGTGATGAGTTCTTTCTTGGTACAGTCTGAAGCAGACCAGGCTTCATCTTCACTGTAGACCATATCAATGCAAGATGCTACAAGAGCAAAGGTATCATCAGTATCACCCTTGAAGTTAAAGTTCTCACTGATGAACTGTTCCAAGGATGGATACTTCATTCTCAGAGTGTAGTTGTCATCAATTTGGATGTCAGTGGTATGATCCTTGTTTTTCTTCACTTCAATCTCATCAATATAGATCTGTGTGCGAACCTCAGTGACACCATCATCAGGACAGGTCACAATAATATCAACACTTTCACCAACAGACTTTGCACGGATATTTAAGAACAGATATTCAATATCAAAGGTAGGAAGTGAATCCACCTTGATACCTCTGGTAAGAATGCAATTTTTCAGCACATCCTTAATAGCTCTTGTGATGTCTTTGAGATCTCCACTCTCAATCGCAAGAATAAGGATTTTCTCTTCTTTGACTAAAAAAGGTCTATACTTAACTGTCTTTCCTGTTGATGGTAAAGTCAGTTCATGGGTAGGGGTTGAAATTGTAGGTAAAGGCATGATAAGGAAGTCAGTGATTTATTTAGAGTGATTATCCGATGTCAACTCCAACATTGAAGTTACCTTGGAAAGCTTCAGGAGTATTTCCTTCTTGTGGACCACCAAAAGCTCCACCAATATTATTGATCTCAAAAAGTTCTTGTGCAGTTCCAGCACCAGTCAGTGCAATACCACCACCAGTGGATTCAAGAAGGTTCTGTTCGAAGAGTCTTTGTTGTTCTAAGATGGAAGCAGGACTTACATTAGAACTTCTATTGATAGTAACATTATCCACGATATAACGATCATATCTAAAGGTTACATTGCATTGTAACACATTTGATCCATTATAATTTACAGGTGTAGAGGCAATAGAATATGGCCAGGCTCTGAAGAAGTTATAACCAATCATAGAAATTCTATTCAAAGAATCAAACTCAAGTTCATTCTGTGTTTGTGGTCCACGACTAAATCTATCTTTATTAAATTTGTATATCTTCATCGCACACTTATAAGTGTCTGGATAATTCAGTCTCATTACTTGACTGTTTCTACTCTGTGATCCAGACAAAGGATTCACAAGTTCAATCCAAGATTCAAAGAACTTCAAGACTTTATAGTCTCTATCCACATAGAAACTGAAAGTCACATCATCATAGATTCTAGAAAATGCAACTCTCTCAGTAATACCCTGACGATCACCAGCAACTTCAATGTCACCGAAACTTGATCCTGGGAGAACAGCATCGGAAACATATAATCCAAGATCTTCCGTCAAAAATCTTTGATCAATTCCCCTTTCTTTAGCTGCATTAACGACGTAAGAGTTCATGTCGAAATACACTTGATATGTGTTATCAAGTGCAACAGTTTGAAATCTGGAACGGATATCGTCTATTCGATATCGTCTTGGACCGAAAGGCATGGGTTCTAAATAGATATCAGCCAGTTAAGAGTTATTTATGAGTTATAAGGGGAAGTATAAGCCTTCCAATCCAAAGAAATATAAAGGTGATCCCACAAACGTGGTTTATAGGTCTCTTTGGGAAAGAAAATTCATGAAATACTGTGATGATAATGAAAATATTCTTGAATGGGGTAGTGAAGAGTTTTTTGTTCCATACAAGGATCCAGTGACAGGAAAGAAAAGAAGGTACTTCCCAGATTTCTACATCAAATACATCGATGCAACTGGCAAAATGCGCCGAATGGTTGTGGAGATCAAACCCGCAAAACAGTGCAAAGAACCAAACCCCAATCCACCCAAGAAAACAAAGACTTGGGTCAATGAAGTCTATACATGGGGTACGAATCAAGCTAAATGGAAAGCTTGTAAAGAATTTTGTGATGATCGTCTCTGGGAGTTCAAGATCTTTACTGAGAAAGAACTAGGTATTAAATGAGTATCGCGTCCATCGTCAAATCTCAAACAGGTAATAAGAATCGCAGCCGCGATTGGTATCGTGGCACCTTGGCACAAGTTCTTCAGAACTATCAGGGTTTTGAGTATGACGATCCAGACAGTGATAGAGATCAGTCAGGTCCAGCAGAAGCTGGGGAGATGTACTTCTTTAATTACATCGCAACAAAACCCAATCGACTGAAGTATTATGACCAGTTCCCAGTTACATACATAATTAATACTTTCCCAGATGGTTTTCTGGGAGCAAACCTACATTATTTGGCACCTAAACTAAGACAAGGTGTTGCGTTATCTCTTCTAAATAGTGGAGATGGTGTAGTTGTACCCAATAAAACCTTACACAGGTATTACTTTGGTGGGATACAAGGTGGCATGATGAGAGTACCAGAATCAGAGATGGCTGACGTGTCACTGTTACCCGTAGAAAAATTTGTCACTCCAAATGGAGTTGAGTATCCATCCTACAGAGTATGGAGGGATAAGTAATGGCAGAAGAGAAAATTTCAAGTGCTGGTTTACTTAAAGTTCCAGGCACTCAGACGACATATTACGTCAAAGTTGATGCAGTTGCTGATACATACTCAGTAATCAAAGCGACTAATCAAGAATTTCAAAATAATGAAGGAACTACATTATTTCAAATTAAAGACGCAAGTTCACTAAAAAGCTATACGGATATCCCAGAAGCAAACCAAGGTGAAGGTTGGAACGCTGACTTGATTGAAGCTAATGGTGGAGCATCACTATTAAGAGCCTCAAACAACACCGCGATCAATAACCTACAAAAGGCAAGAGTAGATCTAGTAGGTGACGCAACTCTACCACCACTTCAACCAGATACTCTACTTTCTGGTTTTGGTAACACACAGACAATCGCAGAGGGTGCTGCACAATTTGGATCAGACTTGATTGATGCCTTCCAAGGAGCAAATAGAACAGTCCCTGGTTTAGAAACACCAGGAACTGCTGATAGATTAATTGGTGGAAATGATGTTCTCAAGTATCCAATAGATATGGATACAAACGAACAAGACTATCTCCAGATTAGGATTTTTAGTTATAAGGCAGGTGGATTACCAACAATCGGAGCAGCCACCAATCAAGGCCAAACAGCAAGACAAGAAAAAGCAAGAGAAATCATTCAAATCCCTATCCCCAATGCAATTCGGGATCAAAACAGTGTGAACTGGGGTCCTGGGCAAATGACCAGTACATCTGGCGAAGCTGCACAAGCAGTTGCAGGTGCTTTATTAAGTGAAGGTGGTGCTGCAGGTGCAGAAGGAGCTGCAGGTGCGTTACAAGATGGTTTTGAAACTGGTGCAGCTTTACTTGGAGGACTTGGTAGTGCAGGACTCAACGCACTCAAAAACAAATTTATTAGAAGAAGATTTGCTGCAAACAAATTAGCAGGTGCTCTGAGTGGTTTAGGTATCAATGTTGATGTCAACCAAGCAATCACACGTCTTGGTGGAGTTATTGAAAACCCAAATCTTGAACTATTGTTCACTGGTCCTGCACTTAGAACATTCCAGTTTACTGTTAGATTCACACCAAGAAGCGCACCAGAATCTGCAAGAGTTCGTCAAATCATTAGAGCTCTGAAAGAGAGATCCGCAGTCAAAAAAGGTGTCTCATTCGGTGGATTCAACGAAACTGGTGATAACTTACTTCTAGGAACACCAGACGTATTCCGTCTCGAATACAAAAAGAGAGGTTCTATAGGAACTGGTATTGGTAACAACATTAAGGGATTAAATAAGTTCAAGACTTGTGCCCTAACTAATGTATCTGTTGACTACACAGGTGAAGCTGGTAGATGGGCAGCATATGACGGTGACAGTCAACCAGTCACCACCATTGTTACTTTAGCATTCTCCGAACTTGTTCCTCTATATGATAGTGACTATCTGACCGTTGGTAACGAAGACGACGTAGCATTCTAATGTCTAACTATTTTAGAAAACTTCCAGAAATAGACTATCCATCTCTGTTAAACGATAGACAGAGTAGTGGAGATACGGTTCGTGTCAAGAATCTTTGGCGCAGAACAAAGATCAGAGAAGACTTTTTTGGCAATTTCGTTCTTTTCACAAAATACAACGTTATTGGTGATGAAAGACCAGATAACGTTGCAGAAAAATATTACGGATCTGCAAGTCTTGATTGGTTGGTGTTGACAGCTAACAATATCATCGACATTAAAAATGATTGGCCAATGACTGAGTATGATCTTAATATCTACTTAAATGACAAATACACTCCTCAACAACTGGTAGAAATTCATCATTACGAAACCACGGAATATCGTGATTTTTCAAATCAGTTGATTGTAAAAGGTGGTCAGATTGTAGATGAAAACTTTAAAGTAGACTATTTAAAAGGTGGTCAAGTTAGAACGGTGTCACCTATTAAGTCTGTATCTTATTTTGAATGGGAAGTACAAAAAAATAACGAAAAACGTGTAATTGATCTTGTGAAAACAGAGTTCGTAGATAAGGTATTAAGAGACTTTGATGCGATTATGAAATATGGAAGATCTTCTCAATATGTCAACAATTCATTAAAAAAGACCGAAAATACAAGAATCGTATAACTTGCCATATACCGCGCAGTATATGGCTACAAAAAACTGGGGCTGACCCTGACAGGTCAAAAAGCCCCAGAATTTTTTTTCCGCTATTTTTGGAAACAAGTAGCGTTTTTGGTGGCCGGCACATCGTTCCA